AAAGGAGAACTCTTTTTAGTTGGTTTTTTGATAGAAATATCTAAAGAATCACCTCCACCCAACATAGGAGCAAGAGTGGTAGATTTTTTTCTTATTATTATAGCACTAGAATTATCCTTCTCTTTTTTAGACCTCATAAAATTTCTCGCCATCTTCTTACCACTTATCTTCTTAGCAGATCCCTTAATAAAAGTTTTTAAAACAGCTCCCCAAGCCATAACTTAACCAATAGCCCCCACTTTAAGTTGAGTTAATATACCTTCATGATTATTTGAATCTGTAGCACTACCACCAAAATCATCTCCAGGT